TGTTTTTAGTAGTGATGTAAATAATTTTGATAAAATAGATTATGTAGTAGATATTCTAGAATTTGATATAAGTAAATTACCTTTCAAACCTGATTTAATTTGGGCATCTCCTCCTTGTACTTATTTTAGCGTTGCAAGTATTGGTAAACATTGGAACAAAGACCACACACCTAAAACAGAACAAGCAGTTTTTGGGGTCAAGGTTATAAAAAAAACAATAAGCATTATAAAACAATTAAATCCTAGCTACTGGTATATTGAAAATCCAAGAGGCAAACTAAGAAAATTAGATTTTATGATAGGCTTACAAAGAACTACAGTATGGTATTGTAAGTATGGAGATACAAGAGCAAAACCAACTGATATTTGGACTAACAACTTAAGATCGGTATTTAATCCAAATGGATGGCAACCAAGACCAGAGTGTTTTAATGAAAACAATCTTTGTGAACAAAAATTAATTAAATTTTTCGATATATAGATATACAAAAGATTAATTAATTAAATTATATTAATTCTATGGATGGTAGAAAAAACAATGGAGGACACTCAACAAAAGGCAGAGCTGGTAGAAAACCAAAGTCAGAGGAGATACAACTTATAGAAAAACTAAAACCATTAGAGCCTTTAGCTTATAGAGCTTTGAAAGAGGGATTAGAAAAAAAAGACTATAAGTATGTACAGCTTTATTATAATTACTATGTTGGTAGGCCTAAGGAAACAAAAGACATTCATATCAACGATGACCAACCAATATTTATAGATTAATGTTTACTAAGACTACAGCTCTTACAAAACTTAGATTACTAAATCAAAGAACAAGAATAATTAGAGGAGGTAGCTCTGCTGGTAAAACTATTGCAGTCTTATTAATACTTATAGACTATGCTTGTAGAAACTCACATAAAGAAATAAGTGTAGTAGCAGAATCAATACCACACTTGCGTAGAGGTGCTTTAAAGGACTTTTTAAACATAATGAAAGCCTTGAATAGGTACGATGAGAGAAAGTTCAATAGAAGTATCTTAAAATACGAATTTAGCAACTATAGCTATATAGAGTTCTTTAGTACAGACCAGCCTGACAAACTAAGAGGTGCTAGGAGAACAGACTTATTTATCAATGAGTGTAACAATATTAGCTTTGAAGCATACCAACAACTAGCTGTAAGAACATCAGGTAATATATGGCTTGACTATAATCCTACAAATTTGTTTTGGGTAGATAAAGAATTGATAGGCCAAGAAGATACAGACTTTGTTACACTTACATATAAAGATAATAATAGCCTACCTGAATCAATAGTAAAAGAAATAGAGAAAGCTAGAGTAAAGGCTAAGACATCTACATATTGGGCTAATTGGTGGAAAGTATATGGACTTGGAGAGATAGGTAGCTTAGAGGGTGCTTGTATTCCTGACTGGAAGTCTATTGATAAGATACCTGACGATGCTAGGCTTTTATGTGCAGGTCTTGACTTTGGTTATTCTGTTGATCCTACAACCTACATAAGACTATACAAATGGAACAATGCTTATATATTTGATGAGCTTCTTTATAGAAAAGGTATGCTCAATAGAGACATAAGCAATTTTTTAACAGACAGTAGAGTTTTAGAACACATATACGCAGATAGTGCAGAGCCTAAGTCAATACAAGAGCTTAGAAACTATGGCCACAAAATATTCCCAGTAACAAAAGGCAGAGATTCAATAGTATATGGAATAAACCTTATAAATCAGAATGAGGTCTATGTAACATCAAGATCAAAGAATATGATAAGAGAATTACAAGGCTATGTATGGGATAAAGACAAAGAGGGAAACAATATACAAAAACCTACAGGTCTCCATCCTGACTGCATTGATGCAGCTCGATACTCATTAATGATGGCCTTACAAAACCCAAACAAGGGTAAATATGCAATAAGATAACAGAGGTAGATAAAATATTTATTAAAAAATGTTAATTATATTAAAAAAAGTATTATATTAGCAGTATAATTAAAAACAAAACAATGAGTAAAACTGAACATATTACAAAAACAAAATTTGAAAACAAACTTGCTTTGATGAATGATGGAGTCATTTATTACAAGAAAGTAAAAGAAGAAAACATCTTATGTACATTATACTATAATGAGGATAACAAGCACATAGGAACTTGGACAAAAACACAATCATTTATATTTAATTAAAAAACAAAACAATGAGTAAAATAGACATATTTATAAATACAGAGGATTACAAAAATCCTAAAGTAGAAATAACAGAAAAGAAAAATCTAATATTTTGTCATAAATCACAAAAACATTATTGGGATGATGGTTTTGTAAGAAATTTTGAAAAAGTTATATTGTATGATATTACTTGGCAAGAAGCAAAATCTAAATATCCTAATTGTGTAAAAGTATTAAACTAGATAAATGGAAGACATTAAATTTTTTATCAAAGCATTAATACTATCCACATTCTTTTTGTTAGGAGTATGGTTACAATTAATGTATCTTTAGAACACATTCGGTTGATTAGTTGTTATTATAAGTTTGATTAGTTTTTTTTTCGTAGTAACCGAATGATAGGAGGTCTCAAAAGGGCCTCCTTTTTTTGTTTAAGGGTTTATGTTGCATGAGCAACAAAAATCCCTTTTCTAATACGATATATATATATGAGAGTAAAAATTAGTGTACCTAATGACTTGTCAGAAATCAAACTTTGGCAGTATCAGAAGTTCTTAGAAATTCAAAAACAGAATAAAGATGAAAACTTTTTAGCTAGTAAAATGATAGAGATATTTTGTGGTATAGAGCTGAAAGAGGCTTATAAGATGAAAGCTAAAGATGTTCATAGAATCACAGGAATACTTGCAGATATGTTTGAACAAAAGCCTGTACTTATAAACAGATTTTATCTTAACAATATTGAGTATGGTTTTATACCAAACTTAGATGATATGACTTTAGGAGAGTATGTTGATCTTGATACTTACTTGCCAAAATGGGAAGAGATAGAAAAGGCTATGGCAGTATTATACAGGCCAATTACAAAGACATATAAAGGTAAATATCAAATTGAAGATTATACAGCTCAAGGTCAAGATGCTTATAAAGATATGCCTATGAGTATAGTCTTTGGTGCTATGTTTTTTTTTTATCGTTTAGGGATAGACTTGTCGAAGATTATGACAGTTTATTTGGAACAGAACAAGGACATTCACTCACAGCTCTCTCACAGTTTGGGCAAAGATGGGGATGGTATCAATCAATTTATGCACTCTCTCAAGGGGATATTAGAAGATTTGAGAATATCACTGAATTAAATGTACATAAATGTTTAACAATGCTAACCTTTATGAAAGAAAAAAGCGACTTAGAATCGAAACAAATAAAAAGTAAAATGAGATGAGCAATCAAGGTATAAGAGGTTTTTACCAAGTTACAGATACAATAAAAACAAACTTACTGAGTGATAGTAATGTTAACTCTGTAACAACTGGTGATATAACACAGATAGATTTAGCAAAGCAAACAATATTCCCTTTAGCACATATTATAGTAAATAGTGTTACAGCTCAAGAACAGACGTTGTCTTTCAATATAACTATTATGGCTATGGATGTTGTCAACGAATACAAAGACGAAGAGACAGATATATTTGTAGGTAATGACAATGAGCAAGATATACTTAATACTCAATTAGCTGTACTAAACAGAATTATACTTCTGCTAAGAGGAGGCTCGTTATATACCACTAAATATCAATTAGAGGGTGATCCTACTTGTGAGCCTTTTTATGAAAGGTTTGAAAACAGATTAGCTGGATGGGCAGCAACAATGGATATATTAATAGAAAACGATATAAGTAGCTGCTAATGGAATTGAGAAGATCGAGAATTGTGCTTAATACTTTTGCTAAATATGTAATACAGCAATCAAGAAGCAATTTAACAAAAAACAAAAAAAATGCAAGTAAAAACTTGTATGATTCTTTAGATTATGAAATTATAAAATCTTCAAATGATTTACAGCTTATTTTTAAAATGTTAGATTATGGATTTTATCAGGATCAAGGTGTTTCAGGTACAAAGAAAAAATATAACACCCCTTTTTCTTATACCTCAAAAAGACCCCCTGCTAAAGCATTTGACAAATGGACTATTAGAAAAGGTATAGCACCAAGACAAGAGGGGGGTAGATTTGCAAAAAGAAAAGGTCTAAGTTTTGCTATAGCTAAAACAGTATTTGAACAAGGTATAAGGCCAAGTTTGTTTTTTACAAAACCCTTTGAAGCAAGATTTAAAAATATGATAAATGAATTAGAAACAGCATTTGGTCAAGATTTTGAGAACGATTTACAAGACGAAAAAGGATAATAAAGATGGCAATATTTAAAGTAAACATAAATTCACCTGTATATATAAAAGTTGCTAATGACGGTG